AAGGTAAGGCAAAGATACAACAACAAGATTGGCAACACCAGTGCCACTAGGCACTGTGTTATTTCCAAATGTAACAGAAGCTTGAAGGTTAGAAGGAGCAGTAACCAATATGATAGCAGACATAATATACTGACCAACGGTGCCTGAAAGACCAACACCGGTTAGTATATTATTTGAGGTAGCATGACAATTAGTGTAAGTGGTTGCAATCGATCCGTACGACCCGGAAAAGATATCAACCCACGCATAATAGAAGTACCCACCAGAACCTTGCGGTAAAGTAAAGGTATTAGCATTAAACGTGACATTAATTGTGACAGCAGCTGAAGATATCATATTTGCGAATATGTTCCCTTGAGTCCAAGTTGATGCAATTCCAACAAAAGCAGCAGAGCCTGAAGAGGCTACATTGCTAGACACTTGTGGCTTAAACAATTCAATATCATAAGAAACCCAAAGCTCACCAACGACATTATTTTGGCCTGTTTGTCCTCCAGATGTAGCAACTGAAAGAGTACACAGATCAAAGAATTTGATGTCACCAGTAACACTACCAGTGCGCACGTACTGATGAGACATAGGTGTCTCAGCAGGACTACACTCAACTGGCAGAACAACACTGGCAGACGGGATGGTGTCAACCGACCACATCTCGTTGAGCAATTGGGTTTTATTAGAGAAGACAGGAGCATCAGCACGATACTGAGCAGCCATCATCACAGACCCCATCGCAGTGCTAGTGCCTGATGCGAGCGCAGTGGCACTAGTTGTTTTGAACTCAAAGATCAATCCTTTAAAGGAGTATTCTTGAAAGTTCTCAGCGATGGAAGAAAGATACGGAAATGTTGCTGGCAACCCAGGGTTAACACTAAAAGTGTTAATAACGAAAGGAGCGCCAGCAATGGCAATGTCAGCAATGTATTCGCGATGGCGAATCCTAACGCTTTCATTTGAACTGTGCATAATAGGGACTTGTTGGGTGGCATTCCAGCATGAATTGGTCATGGTATAAGAACCTTGACCAAACACTTTTGGAAAGCCAAGAACACCAGAGACCATATTACCACCTTTAAGCAGTAACCTGCCGAGGTCAGTAACCTGGCTCTGGGGTTGATTCATATTCTTGAGCATTCGAGTAATTTGGACTAACTCATTGTTAGCTTGTTGTGGCACCTTAGCCTTCTTGGCTTTGGCTTTCTTTTTGGTGGCATGTATTGGATCCCCCGCCACAGGAGACTGTTCATCATGTGAAACTCAAGGAGATGCCCGTGCAGTCGTTCGACATTCCACCCGAAGGTTTAGTACGTAAATATTTACATCGTTACACGATAACGTTTTGGGACAATCACAACACACAACCCAATGGTTAACAACCACTCCACCAGTTAACGTCCGGTGCGACGCATGAACCCCATTATAAGGGTAAGAGAAGATACGGGGCTGTGTTACGATCATTAGTCATAGACAACCCCATACCATTATATGTTCTTTCAATGCACAACTGTTCCTCTGGAGACACATCGAAAGCCCAATAAAATGATGCGCGTGTTTGCTCAGAAATAGGGCCATATTTACGAGCACACCCTTGCATCATTTTGCGAACACCCCAACCCCAAACATCACGATAATCTCGTT